TTTGGTGTCGAACTTCAGGCGAGTGATAACCTGATCAGGGCTTGCGTTCTGCGCGGCGAGGAACCGAGCATAGGCTTGCAGTGGGCGGTTGTCGCCTTCTTCCTTACCGAAGATCGACTGCGCTGGCAAGGTCAACTGCATGACATCGCCGTGTATATCATTAGCCAACGCAACAGCAAGACGCTGCTGGTAACGGCATGCACGTGAAGTGCCTTCGCCAGAGCCAGAGATATTCTGTGGGCAGTCAGCGCATGCTGACGCTTGCTTGTTCTCTGCTTTCGGGTCTGGTGTCTCGCCGTTGGCTGACCAGCAATCTGGACCTGCGGGGTTCTGCTCGTCGTACTTGCCGAGATAGAAGATGCGGCTGACCTTCGGCGCTGCGTTAACAACTACCACGTCGAGGTGACGATCTTCGATTGACGCAACTTCTTTACCGTCAGAGATCAGACGGAACACACCGCCCTTGATGGAGATGCGCTTACCGCCACCACCTGCGCTGCCCATCAGTGCCTTGGCGATTGTCGATACCTCGCCCTTCTTTACGAACGACGGGACTTGTGATGCGTTGAATTCAACGATGCTGTTCATACTAGGTTTCCTTATTTAGATGGTCTGCGTACCGTTACGTCATACTCCGTATCAGAGTTCAATCCCGGCGGTACGAGACCGGGGTTCTGTTCTAGAAACTGCGCCATGTTGGACTGCGCTATACGTTTCTCCAACAAGTCAACAGCGTCGTGTTCGAGGATGAAGTCTTTGAAGCTCGACCAGTCCTGCGTGTAGTACCGCGTCTTGGTGGCAAGTATCACGGTGCCGTTATCAGTACGTGCAGACTTCTGTCCGTTAGATAGCATCTGTTCCTTCATCGCCATCTTCACTTCGTGTTGCTGCGCTTTTATTTCTTCGATCTGTGTCTCGTATTCTTGCGTCAACTCTTGTATGCGAGTCCGCATTTTTAAGTACATCCGCGCAAGACGAGCCAGTGGTATTTGCTCGTTCATTTACTTCTCCTTTGTTGTGTACTGCTGTGTCAAACATTTTACTTCCGCTTTTTGTCGTTGGCAACCTCCTCTTCATATAATTTGATCAGCAAGGCATGGTCTTCTACGCGGCTTGCTAATTGTGTAAACATTTTCTTTTCAATCGGACTACCCTGAATGTGTATCACGGTAACTTTATCCGAGGTCTGCCCGACACGGTCTGTGCGGGCGCAGCATTGCATGTAAGTCTCCACACTCATCACAGGCCCCCAGAACACAACGGTGTCCGCTGCTGTTAGCGTCACGCCATGCGATGCCGACTGTGGCTGAATGACAAGTACCCGAGGTGAATCTTCCGTCTGGAAACGTTTGAATATTGCTGCTCGTTTCGTAGCCGTAATGTCCCCGTGTATCTCCTCGCAATCAACGTTGTTTTTCTTTAGGAAAGTTGTGATCGTGTCAATACTGTGGCGGAACGGCGCGAATATCAACACCTTGCGCTCGGTCTCCTCCAACACCTCCATCAGCACGCTCAAGCGCGGCGCACAATCGAACTCCACTACCTCCTGCATATCCGTATAGGAAGCCCCCGCGCTGATCTGTAGCAACTTGTTGACGGATGCCGCTGCGTTGACCGCCGTGATTGTTTCGCCTGCTGCTTGCAGCACCATGCGTTCCTTCAGCAGCATGTAGTACTTGGCTTGCTGCGGGGTCAGTGGTACCTCACGGGTAATGGTCACGACCGGCGGCAGGTCAAGGCACTGCTCTTTGGTAAAACGTATTGCTGGTTGAAGTGCGTCGAATACTTTCTCTGGTGCGTCTGACTTAGCCAGCCACCGGAACTGCGACACCTTGTTCATTACCTTGTCGCGCCATGCTGTATAGAACCTCGGCACCGCATCAGAGTTCACCAGCTTGGCAAGGCCGTACGCATCCAGCGGCGACTGCGAGGCAGGCGTACCCGTCATCATCCAGAGCAGCGTGGTAGGTTTGATAAGACGGTTCAGCGCCTTCCAACGTTTTGTTGATACGTTCTTGTATGCGTTCGCTTCGTCAACGATGATCAGATCGAACCGTCCGTCGTTGGCTATCTCGTCTGCCGTCAGGTTCAACCCGTCATAGTTCATGATGACGAACTCGTAGTCACCCTGCACCATTTCTATACGGCGCGAGGCTTGCGCGTGGTGGGCGATGACAGCACTGCGGTGCAGGATGCTGTTGTTCAAGTCTTGCATCCATGCGCTCTGCATAATTGACAGCGGGCAGAGAATCAAACAACGCCTTATCTCGCCACGCTCCATGAGGTAGTCTGCAGCCCAGAGAGCCGAGAGGGTCTTACCCGTCCCCGGTTCCGAGAAAACAAACGCCTTGCGGTGCATGGTAAGAAACGCAGCCGTTTCCATCTGGTGCGCCATCGGAGTAAACCGACCGGGCCACGAGTAACGACGAGTGATCGGCGAAGGTACGTTCTTAACCCCAAGGTTTTTAAGTACACGCGCCTCATCTAATCCCCAATGAACTGCTATCTCATGCACACCGTTCGGATATGCGTTGAGTATTTTGCTCTTCGGAATGATCTTATATTTCTCCGGCGTACGTGTACGTAGCACGAGCGCCTTGTTGTCAATTATTTGCATCAAAGATTCTCCATACTTCGCGTCCTACATCTGGACGATACAGCTTTTGAATTTGTCCTGCGAACCATAGCTGCTGTTGCACAGGCATGTAATCCATCGGTACATCTTTAGTGTCTACCCATCCGACACCGAATCTGTTTATCCACAAGTCACGGAGAACAGACGGTGGGATTTGATTACGGTCTAGATTACTTCCCGTTATCGCGTTGATTGGCACGCTTGTTACGGAGCCGGAGATTGCCCACTGTGGTCTTGCCTCCTGCACGGATGGGTTTGACGTGATCAATGTCCTTTCCGCTTCTGTCAATTCCATTTTGGTCATACTTTCTCCGTGCCTTCTGGCGTTCGAGTTGATCTTTGGTTTCACCGTTTTGTTTCTGTAGCTTGTATGCGTGCTTGTAGTCACGCTTGCCGTTTACTTGGGTCATGTCACTCTCCTAATGTTTCGGGTTGAACTCGCAATCTTTCACTACGCACCAGCCACACAACGGTGTCTGTGTTGGATTCCATACGTCGTTGGCATGGCACGCAGCCAGCCTTGCGATGCGCTCCCGATATTTCCACCAGTGGGCATCAGCTTCCTCACGCGACATGCTCTGCTTGACCATGTCGTTCTTCACCACAAACAGCAGCGCCGACTTGACCTGACGAATGTGCGGGAAGTGCGCGAACACCATCAGTGACATCAGCACAAGCTGATCACGGTCTGGGTACTTATTGTTCCCCGTCTTGTAGTCCAGTATGTGCGCCGTCAAGTTTTCGTCGTTGATAATCAGTAGGTCAGCAATACCACGCACCCACGCATCCTCGGCATCCCACTTGCACGGTGACAAGTCTTCACGCAGCGCCATCTCATACTCGCACAGCTTGCGTCCCGGCTTAACCTTCAGCGCATCTAGTACGTCCTTGGCAAACGTGAAGTGGGTAGGCAGTGGCGTGTCGTCCCGCACGTATAGCTCGGCAGCGGTGTGGAAATCTTTACCGTAGCGTGTTTGCTCAGTGTCAGGGAACGGGTACTTCTTCAGCACCTTGACTTCATGGTACCGACGAGCACAGCCTTCGAAGTCTTTCAGCGCGGAGTGCGACCAGCGTAGGTTCATTTGTCAGTGTCCTTAACTTCATTTGCAAAACGCAAACCAGCAGCGAACCCACGCTCGTACTCTTGCTTCAGCAGTTCCTCTGGTTTCCACGGCAAGTCTATGCCAGCGTGTTTGTATGCTTCGTTGCGCCACATCTGTGCGCTCAGTTTGTATCGTTCGCAGTCTGGGCAAGTCATATGTTCTTCCCCTTCAGCTTGGCTTCGATGGCTTGGACGATTAAGTTGAACCGCATGGAGCCGCGCCCAAAACCCGCTGATACGCACATCTCCATAATCTCTTCATCCGTCAGCCCCTGCCATTCGCGTTTGCGTACCCATCCGGCTTGCTCCATTAGCGCAGGTATCAACAGCAATTTTGTAGGCTCCGGTTCAGGCTGCGCGAGTCGGGTGCGGAGAATTGGTGTTACATCGTTAGCCCAGTCAGGATGACCGCCCAT